TAGCCGAGCTGGTGGCGGTCGCCGTCAGGGTATCTTGCTGTGCGTGCTGGCTACCGCCCGTGTTAAGCAATTTTGTCGGGTCAAACCCAGCAACCGCCTGTGTGAGGTTGGTCGATGGCGTGCCGCCCATATTGGTGAGGCCCACCAGCGTGGCGCCTCGGCAATCCGGCATCGTATAGGTGCCGTTCAGATTGTTGTAGCCGGGGAGCCATGTTGATTCCAGCGCCTGGGCCAAGATGTATGTCCACAGAGGGTCGGTCTGAGGGCGAGTTTGGCCGTAGCAGAGCCGCCAGCCTTCCCCCTCTATTCCGAGCGCCGAAGCCTTCATGTCGCCAAGCTGCACGCCAGGCGGAAGCTGTTGGACGTTGATATTGTCGATCGTCCAAATCGGATTGGTCGGCGGGTTGGTGTCGTCAGCCGGGGCCAGGACCATCTTGTAGGCCGACGTCGGATAGAGCCACAGCCCGCATGACGTGCCGGTGCCTGATGGCGCCACCTCGCCGCGGCTGTTCAGGATGATCGGGTTGGGAAGCGGTGTGTTGCCCGTTGAATCGGTGTATGCATTTAGCGGGGTCGTGGTGCCTGCGGCATATAGGAAAAGCTGCCCTCCAACAAGCAGATTACCATTGCTGTCGGTGAACTGTTCAACCGGCGTCGGCGACAGGATCATTACGGTCATCGGCAATTCCTCTAAAACGTTGACGTGGCGACGCGGCGCCACGAATTCGGCGCCACGCAAATGTACAGATACGCATCATCGTACATAATCTGACCTTGCGTACCCTTCGCAGCAGAGTCGGCCGGGGATCCCACCGTCGGTGGGCCGGGCACAAACAGGCCGTTGAACGCGCGCCACCAGAATTGCGTGATGAGGCCGGTTTTCGGATCAACCAATGGCGATAGCGGAGATAGTAGCGTCATCAGGTATACTCGACTTCCGCGCCGAGGATCGCCGTCATGAACGGGTCCGCAGACGATAGCTCGAACATTCGGTTTGATCTCTGAAACCGCCGCGTGCCACCGAGCCTATTGGCTTTCACAGTTACAGCCGAGTCGCCTAATTGGCCCACGGACATAATGCGAAAATCCGACCACGAATGGCCGCCGTCATCTGACCACCGCAGCATGATGTGCGGTGCTGCTCCAGGCGCCATTCCGGCGCCAGTCTGCATCTTGATCCACAGATAAGTGTATCGATCGGCTTCCGACATAACCCCGGCCTTAGCGCGCCAGGTTCGCAACCACTTCCGAGGAGTCCCGGCGTCCGTGAGCGTGGCGGGGTTGTAGACGTAAAGATTACCGCTGGAATAATCCCCAAGCACGCCGATGTTCGGCTGGCCAAGGCCATTGTGCCACCTGGTGTAGCAGTTTCCCAGATGGCGGTTAAAAAGCCCATTGCTGAAGGATGCCAATTGGTGCCAGACCGGCGCGCCCGCAAAGCCGCTCGATGTCAGGTCACAAGACCACGTTACGTTGGCAGTCGGGAACGTCAGTACATAAAACAGATGCCCGGATATCTGGTAGGCATAGCCGATCGCATCGGCAATCGTGGCGTATGTCTGGAACACCCGAACCAGATCTTGCGAGGAAATCGGCTCGATATTGTAGCCTCGCGCCCGGACAACGATTCCCTGGCCTTCAGCATTCTGCGACAACCAGCACAAATCCTCTCCGGCCTTCGCGGGCGAAAACGGCGCCGCGCAGCCAAACTCCGTATGCACGCCCTGCAATGGCGCAAAGGCAAACCCAGCCGTCCCAGCGTCGGCCCAAACTTCGGTGTTTCGCTCCTTCAACACGTAAACCTGATCGTGAATAATCGAGAGTGACACACAGTTGTCAGGCGATTCGTCGGCCACACCGTAACTGAGCGGGTCCCACGTTGAGAGGTCGAGCTCGTCGGATTGTGCGATGTTCTGCGAATTAGCGAACACCAACAGACCAAAACCGTCGCTGATTCCGCCAGCGACGGGTTGGGCAAATGGAACAGTAATCTGAACAAGATTGACGAATGCTCCGAACGTGGGCGCGGTGATCTCGAAACCGGAGCCAGACCCGGATGTGCTCTTCTGCGTAAATGTTACACCCGAATTGACGCTAAGAGAGCCGCCTTGCGTCACCTTATAAGTCTCGACCACACCCCCGCTTTCGGTTGCCACGGTTATGATGGGATATGACGTTTGGGTGCCAGTCGATGCCTTGAGCGTGATGGTGTCGCCGACGGCGTAGGTCGCCCCTCCAACCGCCACCGGCCCGCCAGTCATGGGGTAACCACCCGGCGCAAGATATGCGTTCGTGCCGTCGACCAACATCATCTGGAAGCCGTTGTCGAACATGGAGACCGGCGCGGTGCCACCGAGTGTAATCGATCCGAGGAGCGTGATGATGCCAGTCGAAGAGACGCTGTAGACGTTGGTTGCCGATACGACATAGAGCGTCGTGTTCAAGACATGACAGGCTCGGATCGGTCCTGGACCAACGGTCAGAACAAGATCGAGGCCCGGCGTAAGTGCGAGCCACGCAGGAACGACGCCGTCCTTCGTCTCGATGAACTTGAGGTAGAGATTGATCAGTTGGTTGTCGGAGGCATCCAGTGAGTCGGATACCTGCCAGCCGCTGATGATGGGGGATTTTACTTTGGGCATTAGGCGGCCTTTCTCCGCCACTGGTTCTGCCGACGGTTCTGGGCTTGTGTTTGACAGTCAGCCCAGCGGCAGTTTTCTTTGTAATAGCCCTTGTCGTTGTCGATCCGGTCAAGCGTCCAGCCAGGATGCGGAATCGGCCCCACGTCTGCCAGGAAGCGATCGGAAGACGCCGCCCATTCCTCGCAGACGGTGATCCCGCGGCCGAAGTACAGCGGGACCATTCTGGTGTTCCCTGGACTGCAACGCCGACAGATCGAGAGCCACGATCGGTACTCTCGCGCCCACCTTGAAGTGTCTCGGCCGGAGTAGCGACCCGTGAGTAGGTTGCGCATGTCTCCCTTGTTTTGGTTTTGCTCCGCGACGGTGGCCCACTTGCAGTTAACCCTCTCATACATGCCGTCATTGTCGATCCGTTCCAGGCTCATGCCAGGAGGAGGGTCGCCCATGTCCGCGTTCCAGTTATCAAAAACCAACCACCGTTTGCACACTTTGATGCCACGCGCGCCATAGTTCGGCCAGTTCCCACACTTCGGGCTGGTGCAGCGGCGCACCATGTCGTACCAGACTTGATAAGCCTTGCTGCCGGAGCGGCCGTGCTTGGTGCGAGCTTTGGAAATCGCATCGGCCTTGCGGCATCCGCACGATACAGATTTTCCCATCCGTAAAGGCTGCGAGACGACCACCCTGGGTTCGCTACCGCAGTCGCATTGGCACAGCCACGACGCCTGCGGTGAAGCCCCAGCACCTTCGGTGCGCATGATCACTACCCATGCGCCAAAACGCTTTCCGGTCAGATCGATAAACGCGCCCGTAACTTCCTCCGTTGCCAACGGAGGCATTTTAGATGATTTGGGCGAAAAGTAAAGGATTTCTGCCACTATATACCATATTCCTATGTGTTTCGGCCACTTCCGCGGTCGCTGTAGATGTTGTACACAGCATTGCCACGACTTACTAATTCGGGGTCCATCACAGCGATCTGCGTCCGCATATTGTTGCGTTTTACTGACGCCTTTGTTTCGCTCGCCTCCTTGATAATCAAGGGGTCTATCTGTGAGCTTGCGAAGTATGGCTTTAGAGACAGACAGAGATTCGTCGTGATCGCGCGTTTATATCCTGGCGGCAGGCTGAAAGCCGAGGACGGCGCCGCAAAGTCGCCAAGCTGCGCGTAGGAAAGAAACGAGCATGTCCACGAGCTTGATGGCGTCGGCCAGATATTTACAATACCCAAAGGATATTGCGGATCGTAGAAAAGATGATCAGGAAGGTCGGAATTTGCAACGGCTGTGGTCTGAATGTTCCACGTCAACTGATCAACAACATCCATCAAATAACGATTCAACTCCGCATCCAACAGATACGCCGAACCCGGCGCATCGCTAACCCGAAGCGGGCGCGTCCCGTTGATGAACCCACCCGGCCCAACGGTGTATTGATACTGCCCAGGAACCATCGTGAAGGTCTGAGTGATCCAGTCGAAGCACGCGAGCGATTCGTTCGACCAGATGTCCATCATGTCGTTGAGGACACTGAGCGAGCGCGTCAAATCGGCCGAGCTGATCTGATCGCCGGGCGCGTAAACGCCGAGCATTTCGAGGGCGTCGGTGATGATGTCTTGAGCGGTCGGGATGGCCGGGCACTCCAGGACTGGATTGGAAGCGCCCGGGGAGATGCGTCCCGGTCCGGTGGGATTACTCTACCGCTTGCGAGGCGTCGGCAACAACCGGCTCCTCGGCCCCCGAGGGAGCCTTGGCCATTGCCACCTCGGCCGCAGCCTTCTTCGCAGCCAGGCCGGCCTTGATCTTCTCGCCGCGCGCGATGCTTGCTGCGGAGCGTTCGGTCGGGGGGCGTGGAATCGGGGTGGCCGGTCCCTTTGCGGCCCGCGCAGGCTCCGCCTCGACGGCAGGGGCCTGCCCAGCAATTACCTGCGCCAGCATCCCGGACAGCCGATCGAAGCTGCTGACGATCGTGTCGACCTTGGCCTCCAGCACGTCGAGACGGGCGTCCTGCGGTGGCGCCAAATTCGCAACGTGAGGAGCATCCAGCAGAGACTTGACCTCGGCGCTTAGGGCCGGCGCATCGCTCGGCTCCTCCGATGATGTTGCCGGCGGCGCCGGCGCGCCATCGTTCGTCAGCCCGAGCGCAACGGCTTCCTCCTCCGCGCTATCGACCGACCGGCCGAGCGCCGCGATCCACTTCGGATAGGCGTCGGGAATATGCACTTCGGCGGACGGCGCCGCGGCCTGAACTGCCCGAGCAAACGCTGCGGGATCGGACTTGCCGATGGTGACGTAGCCCTGCGAGGCATGATATGCCTCTTGATCTTCGTCCGTCACCAGCACCGGTGGGAAGCGGATGGCCTCGCCGCCGACGTGGTAACTGAATCCGTGTGGCGACTTGATCTCGGTCCCGACTTTACCTGGCTGGTAGCCAGAATGGACCATGTGCTTCGGGTACTCGCTGTGCGTGGTCGCGGCCCCGTTTGGGCGAACGATCCCCGCGCCAGGACGCTGCATGGTGCGATGTGGTTCAAGCATCACACCCGACCCTTCCTCGCGATCTTCTTCAACACGTCGCGCTCACTCTCCGCAAGCCGCTGCACGTGCGCCATCAGCGCGGGGTCCGACTGATGTTCGTGCGCGCGCTTGATGGTGTGCAACGCCTCCTGCGCACGGAACTTCATCTCGTCGGGCATGTGGGATCGCCCAGGAACGGGCGCTGCGGCGGGTGTCTTCTTCGGCGCCTCGCGCTTCATGGTTGGCGGACCGGCTTTCTTCATCGGCGGTTTCATGGCGCTGGGTTCTCCGGTTCGGCCGGGGGCGGCGGGTCCGCTGATGTCGTTGCCGGATCGGGCGCGGCGGGGGCGGCGCCACGCAGGCTCGCGATTTCCTCTCGCACCCACACCTTGATCCGCTCGAATAGCGCGGCCTCACGTGCGTCGTGGTAGGCAGTGAAGCCATCGCCACTCATCGGCGCGGATGGAAGCTCAGATGTCGCCGGTGCGGCTGGTGCGGTCTCGCTCATGCGGCCTCCAATTTGCCTTCGTTGATGTCGATCTCAAGCGGCGGCGTCGCGTTCAACTTAGCCACCGCTTGCCGCCCGCGTTCACGGAAAGCGTCCAGGTGATCGCTCAGCGTTGCCTCCCACTTCCTCTGCCCACGGTGGGTGAAGGCAATCGACGGATCAATCCAGATTTCCCCACCCGCGCCCGTCCATTTTTGGCAGAACGTGTAATCTTCACCCCACCACCAGCCGTTGGTGCCAATGCCGGACTCGAAGATGCCGTAATGGTCCGGGGTTGATCCGTCCAGTTCCAGGTCAACGAACCGCTGGGCAGTGTCAGCCAAGGTTTCCAGCACATGGCGCTTGATCCGCATGAACCCGGTCGGAGCCGCATTCGCGCGGACCAGCCCATCGCGCTCGATCAGTTCGCCCGTGCGATCGTTGGCGGCCAATTCAACCGGGAAATCTGTCATCTCAGACTTCTTGGGGTAGACGCCGGCCAGCACAGCCTCGGGCCGATCAAGGAATTCAACCACCTTGGCAGCAGGCCAGCCGATGTCATCGTCCAGGAAGAACAGGTCTGTGGCGCTGGGGAAATTGCGAAGGAATTCCGTCACCATCTTGTTGCGCACCTTGGCCACGAAACAGTCGCCGCCCCGCGTCAACACGCCCGACTGGATGCCGCGATTCGCCAGCGCCCAGTGCGTCTCGGTCCAGGACCGGAGGTACTCAAGGGAGACCGTCCAGTTAAGGGAGGGTGTGGCGAATACGGGGCGTGTCATGCGGGCAATCCGCCCGCATAGACCGACCGCGACACCGCCCAAGGCAATACCTCGGGCGCGCGCAGGAACTCCAACGCCTCTTCGTGGCACGCGATCATAATCCTGGCAGCCGCCAACGCGCCGCGCGTCGTGTCGCGCTCCTTGCTGGGCGGTGCAGCAGAAGCCAGCGCCAGCGTCGGCTCCATCGCGCGAAGGCCGGCAAGCTTTTCCTCATGCCAAGCAATGATGGCGGCTGGGGTCATTCAGTCTCTCCACCCGGCCAAACCACCCGCCGGTCAGGCGCCCGGCACCGAGCCGGCGCGCAACCCTACCGAGTTACGCCCCAGCCATCAAGCCGAGACTGACCAGCGCGGACCGCATCGAGTTGGACAGGATGTCGGTGCTCTGCTCGATCAACTCGGCGCTCTGCACCCACTCGGTTGCCGCGTCGCCCAGCGGAACTTGGAAGTTGCCCACGAGATAGGTCTCGGCGGGCGGCACGATCGCCGCCCCCGTGACGTTGGCGTAGGTAATGCCGAGAGTGCCAGCGGCCA